GCCCCAGTTCCCTTGGCAGTTCTCGCAAATCCAGGCATCACAAACCGGACAGTAAAAGCACATTTTCGGGCGCCCGTCCCCGTCGTTATACAAACAGACGGTGCACGTCTGTAACACCCACTCATTCGCCATGCACTCGTGCACCTTTCCTGCTATTTGGGTGGCGTCGGACTCTCTGTCGCCGGCACCGGCACAGCTGCAAAAGTCACCGACTGCTGAAACCCGTTCGCCTTCATCCAGTCCGCCACCCGGTTGATGGTGTCTTGGTCCGCCGTTTGCGCCGCCGCGATCGCGTTGGCGATGTTCTTCTTTTCATCCGGGCCAAGGTTTAGTAGACCCTCAAGTTTTACGAACAGGTCCACGGCCAACGGACCCAGCTGCACAATCAGCGCGACAATTTCCTCGATCAACTGCGGTGTCATGGAGTCCCCCCGACTGCCTGAAGTGCGGCCAGCAGTGAATCCGCCAGCGTGCCGATATTCGCCACGTCATTCTGAAAGAGTTGCTGCGATTTGGGATTCTTCAATCCCAGAGACGATGGCGGGAGCGTAGTGATCGAACTTTTCACCACATCCACCAGCGCTTTGACGCTCGCGATATTCGGCTGCGTCGCTTGCCCCTGCGCCAGAATCGAGGTGATCTGCTGATGCAGCATCGCCACTTGTCCCGTCCAGTTGATGATGGGCGCCATCTCTTTCGGCGAAGCGAGGCCTGAAGTCGCGACCGCTTCTGCGCCTTTCTCGATGGCATTGTTGGCTTCGGCGAGTGCCGCGTTGTAGGTGTGGACCTTTTCCCACGGAGTGACCGCGCCGCCTGTTTTGTGAATGCAGGCAGTTGCGATCAGGAGACAAAGAGCGACCGATGGAATGTAAATATATTTACAAAGCTTTCTCATGAGCGTGTCTCCGATGGTGGCGGTACAGTTGGTACAACTGGCACAATTTGCGCATTCGCTGGCGGTGCCAGGTCCTGTACTTCCACGCGCAGGAAGGGCAGCAAGCCGAAGGCCTGATAGAGCAGCGCGTTCGCCGCGTAGCCTGCAATCCCGGCGATCGCATTCGACTCAAGACCGAGGCCCGCCGTTTGAATCTTCGACGTGACCAGCTGCATGACCCAGGCGAAGAGAATCGCGCAGAAGAACGCGCGCGTGGCGAGGTTGACCGCCTGCAGCTTGAGCCAGCGCACATAACCTTGCCAACCATCGAGGCCGTTGGCGGACGAGCGAACGGAGTTGTGTGCCTGCGCCGCGACGAACAGAATCCAGCCCGCGCAGTAAATCAGAACGTGCACCAGGTTAGGTCTCATGTTCTTCCAGCCCCTCTTTGAGTGTGTAGCCCTTGCGCTTCGCCCATTCCTTCAGGTGCTCAAGAAAATCGTCGTCCGTCGTGCTGATCACGCCGACATTATGCGAGCCGTACCAGATCGAAACCACCCGATTGACCGCCTTTTTGCGCGCCATCAGAACTGCGTAAACGAAATATCCAGCAGTGTTTGTGCCGTGAGTGCGCCGGTTGAGACACACAACTGCTGCCCAGGTGCCAAACGAAATAGGCCACCAGGCCCACCTATTAAGTGCACGATCTGTGGAGTGTTCGCTGTGATGTTCAACGTATAGGCCTGAGTCGCGGCCAGGCAGCTACCCGAGGAACTCAAGAATTGAATCTGGCCGGCCGTCGTCGCTGCGTTGAAACTGATGGTGATCGAGCAGATGTAAATGCGCTGCCCAGCGATGCCTCCCTGTAAATTCGTCGCAGCCGTGTTCTGCGCAACAGAGGAGGGTCCAATCGTCAAATCGCACGCAATAGGCGACGTTGGTCCCTGCGAATTCAGAGCGGTAGGCGAAAAACTAATCGGCGATGCTGCCGATGAGTAAGAGACACTTGTGGTGCCGGTCGAAAAATTCGAGATGCGCACCCGAACTGCTGGAAAATAACCCCCGGCTTGCAGCGTATGGCACCCAGTGTCGCCCGGGCCCGCTGGCAAAGCATAGCTTGCAGATGCGATCGTATTGGGCGCGGCAAAGGTCCCGTCAGAACTGGATTCAAGACTGACTGTGCCAACGAAAAGGTTGTTGCAGATGGTAAGAAAATGCGCACCTGCCCCAATATTGACCAGAGTGGAACTGACGGCATTTGCCGCTTGATTGGTGAACACCGTCTGCGCAGTCGTCTGCACAGAAACGTACCCGATAAACTGCGCCTCGCATCGCAAGGCGCAGATCGCATACAGTCCAATGATCACGAGCGCGCGCTTTAGAGCCATATGCCGTCGTCCTCCATGTCGCGCGGATAGAGATAGCCCACCAGTCGTCCTCCCGAAAGTTGCCCGGCAAGGACCACGCTGACATTCTTTACGACCAGCGTGAGCATCTGATTCTCGTAAACCCGAAACCCAGCAATCTCGACCGGATTCGCCGGCGAGCCAAGAGAGGTGAGGATCGTGTCATAGGACGTCGCGCCCGGCGGAGGAGCACCATCCACCAGAATCTGCCAGGTCGCGGCACCGGATCCTTCCGTCCATCCGCCGCCCACGAAGTTATTCGCGACTTTCTTGATGAGGCCGTGTCGGCCGAGCGGAATCTGAAACGAGAGCACGTTCGCTTGCGCCCCGATCGCCGGTAGCGCGACATAGTTGCTGATGTCGAGGTTCTCCCACCGGTCCGGGGGAAAATTCCAGAGCGGCAGCGCAATGCGCTGTACTGCTGTCGGGTCCTGCGTATCAGTACTCATTGCTCAGCGTCCCCTGAAAGGGTGCAGCTACTCCGTAGAGCACAATCTGCACCGTGTTGGTCACCGTTTCCATGTTCTGCAGGATGAGCAGCATCTGCGAGCGCGGCAGATCGAAAGCGTACGGCTCTCGCAGGAAAAACGGCGATCCAGCCGACCCGCCCAGCTGCGGGAATTGCACGGGCCGATCGTGAAAGCGCCGCTTTTTGATCGCGTCATAGAACTGCGTCCGGAAGCCGCCGAGATTATTCGTCGTCGCGCTCCCCAGCACCGCCATCAGGTGAAAGCCGGTCATGATGTCGACCTTCACCTCAAGCGATTGCTGCGCCAGGATGACGGCGTTCACCACTTCCCAGCGCGGCTGGTAGCCTTCGAGCCCTGGCGGCATGTTCTCCGCCATGCGGTAGACATCCGCTTGCCATCCCCTGACGGGAAGGAAGCGGGTGTACGGATTGATGAACTCCGCCCGCAACGATTTGAGATTCGCCTGTCGCATCGCGCCTGCTTATGACGTCTTGGGCTTCTGCCAGAGCTTGAAGCCGGAAAACACCAATTCGACCGTGTTCGGTGCGCCGGACGTGTCCGTGAAATATACGGAGTATGTGCGCGTCGCCGGCATGACAAAGGGAACCGCCAGCGGAAACGCCGCGACCGCAGCCGCGGTACCACAGAGCAGATCGAAATTGATGCCGTTGAATGCGCCCGCGCCGGAAACCGCCGAAGCCGTCGTGCCGATGAAGTCGCGGCCCGTCGCCGCTTCCTTGATCAGCACCTTCAGCAGGTTCGAAGTGCGCGAACCAATCAGCCACCACCACTCGAAATCCGCGTCCGTCAGAATCTGCAGCTGGTTCGCATCCTGCACGGCATTCGCTGGAACCACACGGTCTAAGGTGTAGTTAAACCACTGTCGTTCCCACTGATCGTCAACTTGAGTCGGGTCCATAAATGGAACCCCTTTCTACTCGAAAGGAAAATGTGGAGCCGGGCTTGCTCGCCTCCCGGCTCACCAAAAAGACTGCGCAACGGCGAGCGCGTTGGTTGTCGTGCTACAGCACTGCACGCATCAGGATTCCTTCTGCGTAGACGTGCACGTTCAGCCCAGTGCCCACAAACTGTGTCGCTGGTGCCGCTGCGCTTGTCGTGAATGCAGCCGAGCCCGTGATCGTCGGATCGAGCGTGACGAAAAAGTTCTGCTGTTGCTCGATCAGTTGACCCAGAATCGGATCCATTTGCGGAAGCCCAGGCACTTGCGGCATTTCGTCGACGATGGTGTAGGCGTTGAGTGCGTGCGGGTAACCGTTCGACCCAACGTTCGCCATCGTGCCACCGGCCGCGAGTGTCTGCGTCGACACGTAGAAGCCGAATGCGCCTCCACCTGCGGGCAGTTTCGAGACCAGCGTCGTGGAATAATCCTTGCCGCTGATCTGCAGCTGCGCCAGAGTCTGGCCGATGAAGCTGACCAGGTCCTGGGGAGCCGCATCGCCACGCACGATCACCGAGATTGCCTTGACCAACAGTTTCTTTGGGGCATCCAGCATTCCGGGCTGCACCAAATTGGTGTGGTATAAGGTCTTGATGAACGCAGCGCCGCCGCTCGGGGTGTAGGACGCCCCAATCGGCTGAGCAAACAGGCTCTGCTTCGTGACGGCCGTCGCAACAGCGATGCCGTAGAAGTCGTAAACGGGCTGCACGAGGTATTCGAGTTGTCCGGCAATGATCGGATTCTTGCGAAGCATCTCGAGCCGCGGGCGGCCCACTTCTACTTCTGTGATCTCGCGGCAGGTCGCAAAGCGCGACGTGTTCCGTGAAAATCTTTTGTTGACCATTTCTTTATCCGCCTCCCTTCAGGTCAGAATCTTTTCCGCGGTCAAATAAATTTGACCGCCTGAAACTAGAACCGGGTCTGGTAGCGCGAACGAAAACGCGCCACGCCCAGCCCTGCGACGCCTGCGCCCTTCGGCGCCGGCAGCATGATCGTGGGAGCGCTTGCGCGTCCGTAGGCGTCAGAAGCTGTCGGTGCCGAGAAATATGTCGGCACATACAGCCCGAGACCGGGAATGCTCACGCCCGTCTGCTTGACCGCTTTGAGCAGCGTGGCCAGGATTCCGCCCTTCAGCAATTCTTCGGAGGCGGGAGCCCCGGCGACGGAATGACCGAGATAGGAAATCCCGACCGCTACTGCAGCAGTTGCCGCAACATCGAGCCAGCCCGACTGTCCGAGGAAGCTTGCCCCGAAATTCGCGCCCGCCATGCCGACTGCGTTAAACGCTACGTCTTTGACGACAGCGCCACTGATCCCCAGGGGATTGTGGCGACGCCGTCTGTGATGTCGACGATGATGTTTCGCCATTGTGCTTTGACCTCCTCTCTCGCCTTCCCGCGCGAAATAACTGCGCGCGGTGTAGGACGGATTGAACACCCGGACTTGAGCCATCGGCCCACCTCCATAAAAGTCACAGCCGCGACTGATTCAGCCGGTTGCCGAAGCGCGAGCCCACGCCTTTCTTGGGCTCTTCCGTTAGCACTTGCTCCGGCGTGATGTCGCGCAATGCCCCGTCCGCGGTTTTCACGCGGAGAATCTTGGGGAACTCCACCACTTCCGCATCGAGCTCCACGCCGGAAGCCGGATCGCGGAAGGTGATCTTCTGGCCCACCTTGACGTTGAGTACGACCGTCATTTCGAGTCCGCCTTATTTTTCTTGGGCGCTTCGCTTGCCTTTGCCCTTGCCATCTCACCCCGCACCACATCCGGATGGTTGGCAGCAATCTGAATCGCGCGCTCCTTGCTGTGGCCCTGCGATTCGAGAAACTCCACTAACTCGTTATCGGCATCCACTTCGCTACCCTCCGAAACTGAAGCGCCCGCCGACAAAGTAGCCTTCGAGTCGGTCAGGGTCGCCGTCATCGATCAACAAACTCAGGTGCGTGCCATCCATCGGATTCGGTGCGCCCTTGATCGCGCCGAATCCCCCCTGCGCCCCACCGAGCATCACACACATTTCTTTGAGCGGATGGATCACGCCGTACACATGCCCGTCGCGCGAAGTGATTTTGTCGCGCACCCGATCGCCCACCACCGGGCAGCCGACGAGCGTCTGCGGAATGCGCGGGGTCACACAACCCTTACAGCCGCGCTTCGTCGACTTGGGGCAAACGTGCTGCGCGTGCAGGGGAACCCAGCGCGGATCCGGAATGGGCGGAAGTGCGGTTAGACCGAACGGCAGGAGCAAATCCTGCTGATCCCGCGAAATGGCCAGAATGGGCGCATCCTTGTGCGTGAGCCAATCGAGCGTGATGCCGGCCCAGAGTACGGCCTGCCGTTCGGAAAAGGGATGGAGCCCAGGCTGATTCGCGAGCTCGCTGGCCTGCCTTGGGTTGTTCCAGCGGGTGCGCGACTGTGAGAGACCGGCAGTCGAGCGCTGCGCCTCGAACACGATGCTGGTGAGCCGCCCGACGACGATATAACTCTTGTTGCGGACGGTTTCCTGCTGGATCTTGATCCGATCGGCCAGCTTGAAGTTCGATTTAACAATGACGCTTGGAGCAGTTGCCATTTTTCGTTGGCCCTCTCTTGGAGCCTCTTTACTTCGCCAGGTTGCCGCGCTCCAACTAGACGCGGATGCCGGACGTTAAAAGCTAATTGATGATGCCCGCTGCCTCGATACGATAGTCGCCGCCTTCGAGCAGCAATCGCTTCGCCCTCGAGTCATACAAAACTGTCGGGCGAATTCCGTTTTCCTCGCCAAGTTCGTGCCGCCAGGAGTCCTGCTCCGGATGGTCGACGTGTTCCTTCCGTTGTCGATAGTCGAGGCGGCGTGCCTCTCCAATTTCAAAGAGGCCAGCGCCGCGATCGACGGCGCCGAAAACCGCCAATCCTGAAGAGATGTCCTGATCCCCGCCCACGAAGTAAATCTGCCGCGCGGATTCATCCGACACAACCATCGTTCCGCCGGCCGCGCGAATCTCTTGTACCTGTCCGCCCTTCCGTGGTTTCACATAGAGCGAGAGCAGCTTGCCGAGCATGGCGTAGTTGCCCGCCGGCATGTGGGGCTCATCCATGACGCGCACATGCTCGACCGGCGCGCCTGTAAACTTTTCGCGCAGCGCTTCCGCCGAGGGATTTGGCTGCCACTTCCGCGGGAGTCGGTGCCGCGTGCGCATCGTCGCCCCTTGCGGAAGATGCGGGCCCTTGTGCCCGGGCTTGCGAGTGCACGCATAACCCTGCACCATCGCGCCGCACAGCGGATTCTGTCGCAGCGCATCATGGAACAGGGAAGAGAAGTCCGTCCCCGATGCTTCCCGCGCCATACGTTTCGCTTGTGCGGGCTTGTATCCCTGATTCACCAGCGCCGACGCCACGTCCGCGCGCAGTGCGCCTCCGGCCGAAGAGCTTCCCCCCGGATGCTGTCTGCTTGAGCGCACCCCGCGTGGACGTCGGTCCAACTTCAATGCTTCACGCTTCTCTCGAACCCGCTCGCGGAACTCTTGTCGAGATTTTCTTAGCGCTCGCTTCCGCTCTTCGGATGCCAGACGCTCTCGCTGCTTCTGTGCCTTGGCTGACCGATCAAAAAATGATGGCTTCCATTCTTTCTTGCGCGCATGTCGTGGCGAGAAACCGAGAAAAGTACCTAGAGAATTTCCGCGTAGTTCGCCAACTTTCAACCGAGCCGCAAGCATGGCCACCTGCGAGAGTTCGCGCGCGTTCAGCGAATTAATGTGCCGGCCCGGATAAAGTTGTGCCGCGGCCTGCAGCATGTAGCGCGAATCGTCGGAGTGCACATACGCTGGATTGTTGCGGATGATGAGCTTTGAGCCGGGCTGCAGCACAACCTCCTGGACGTTTTCGTGCGGGTTGGCGCCCATCACTAGGAGCTCGCTGGGATTCGGGGAGCGCGCCTCACAGCCTCGCTTGTATTCATCAGCCCAGCGCTGCGCCTCTGCTTCATTTTTGAATCCGCCACGCACAGCTTGAATTACAGCTTCATACGGATTCGGAACGCGCGGCGCGTACGATCGCTTTCCCCAGGCGACCGAGTTCTCCCTCTCCTTTGGTGGCTTCTTCTTCCGCTTGATGGGATTCGTCCGCGGCGTCATCACCACATAGCGATACCCGTGCTTGGTGGGCATCCCCTTGATGAATGAGCCCTTCCGCTTCTTCTCTTTCGCGACCGCGTCCTTCTTCTCGGAGAATGCCCCGGAGAACATGAAGCCGTAGCCCTCGCCCGCGTTTTTGCGCTTGCGGCTCATAGGCTTGACACTCCGCACGGGCAAGGTAGGATGTTGGGGACAAACGAAAGGCGCTCACTCAGTTCCCGCAAAGAAACCTGAGCAGAGCGCCAGAAAGAACTTATGGAAGTCACTATAGCACGCATCGGAAGGTGGACCGTGCCTATCGCCGCCGCAACCCTCACCATCTTGAGTCCAGTCAAAAGCCTTTCAGAAATTGCCGGAAAAATAAACGGATGGCATCTCTCGTTAGCGCTCTCTCTGTTTGTTCTTGCCGTATCGGGAGCAGATGCTTTCAATCGCTGGCTCAATCGCAAGCTGGAAATCGTCGATCGGCTCGAAAAGGAAATGAACAAGCGTGACGCCGCCGTGCCTGGATACGTCAAGGCTTGCGTCGATGAGTACTTAAACAAACGCCAGACGGAGACGAAAGCATGAAGTACGACGAGCAGATTCTGCTGAAGGGAGCAGCAACGCTCACACTTCAGTACCCTTGACGATGAGTTGCCCAGGAAATAGAGTTTATGTCCTTCCCCTAGAAAGCGAGGGCATCCGTGGCCCGACGCCGCATCACTATCACCACAACTGATAACGACGACGAATCTCCGCAGCGCCGACGCAGGCGTAGAGATGATCTTCCTCGCCGCATTGCGCTGGCGATAGTTCTGACGATCTGCATCTTTGGAATTGCGAAGTCGTGCGAACAGCAACCGCATCCCGTTTACGTGCGCTGAAAGGAAGATAAAAAAATGGCTCAGTACGAAGAGCAGATTCTGCTCAAAGGAGCGCAGGAATTTAACCGCGAGGCCGACATGATCGTTGTAATCTGCGCACTGCGCTATGGCTTCTTCGGGCTGCTTTTTGGAGCAATCGGAACAATTGCCATCGCAAGAACGTGGGTCACGAATACGGATTCGCTCACCCTCTACACCTCGATCGCGGTCGTTGGTGGAATTGCAGTGGCATGCGGAATCGTGCGCGGTCGCAAGCTTGCGTTCAAGCTGAGGCTCGACGCGCAACGACTCCTTGCACTGGTGCAGATTGCGCAAAACACCAATCGCAAAGACGTTCCCGTTGCTGAGGTGGTTTAACCTCACAGTTTTCTCACCAGAGTTGGAAGCACAGCCACAGCCAATACACCGATTCCTATCCACATCGCATTTTGCTCTAACCAGGCCGTGAACGTGGTCGGCTGCGAAGGGCCAGGGGCACCGGGAACGCCAGCACCAGTCCCAATCTGAGCACTCATGGGGATTGCACCCGTCGCGAAACCTGGCGTCGATACAAGCTCGATAGCAGAATTCAACGGCAGATGGCCGGTCTGTACGTAAATCGCATGATCGACGATCGATTTAACGTCTTGATCACGAGCGAATCCAGCGCCAGAAATCTGCAACTGCAGCGTGAGTACGAAGTTTCCCGAACCGGAAGCGGTGCCCGTTGCCTGCTGCGTGAGATTGATGCCGGACGATGCCAATATGCCACTGATGCCAGAAATGACCGACGCCTCAGAGGTCCACCAATGAGAATCGACCGTCGCGCCGTAATTCAAAACACTGCCAGTCACAATTGCCGAAGGTGGTGCTTGTGTTCCCGCCGGAACTGAATTCATGTTCGCGTCAAACCAAACCGCCGCGCTCGGATCGTTGCACGCGACCGGATCGCCGTTCCCGTTCACCGCGGACACGCATCCGCTGAAGGTGTTGCTGTCTCCCAGTCCGCGGAGCCCGTACCGCCCCAGCGCGCCGGACGGATTCGTCCGCGGCCGGAATCCCTGCATCGGCATGGCGTACCCTACGCGAGGCATTCGTCGACCTCCCGGTACTTGCGCAGCATCTTACGAATCCCGCTGCGCGAAATCCCCAACCGCTTCGCCGCTTCCACTTCATCCCCTTGGCAGAGAATCATCGCGCTCTCGATCGCTTTGCGTTTCACAGCCTCAAGCGGACGTATCAGCAGAGGTGCGATGCGTTCCACAAACTCCGGATGAGTTTTCGAGAGCAGCGTCATCGCCGGCGGCCCCCGAGCAGCGCGGCCGCGCCGACGACTAAACCGCCGAGCAGCAGCCAATTCGGTACCCCAAACGACGCGCCACTGAACCACAAGCCGAGATTCGCCATGCTCAGCGGAACCGCCACCGTGGGCGACGGCCGAGAGACTCCCGACGCGCTCGCAATCGTCTGGATGCCACCCGCCACAATTCCGGGAATGCCGGCCGATGGCGAAGGATTCGGCACGCCGGTGTAGCTACCCCCGGACCCAGGTGCAGCGCCCGGCTGAATCGTTCCGTACTCCTCTGTGCCGAAAGTTGTCTGGATGCCGGACGATGCTGGCGGGTTGATGTCCACGGGAATGCCGTATCCGGTGTAGGGGGCATTGCTCGCATACGGCACAGCGACCGGATCTGGAGGCGGGTACATTGGATTGTAGCCAGTCGAGAACACGTCGCTAGTGCTCGGATCGTCCCCAAGGCCCCGCAGACGTCCGTACGGCCCGGAATAAACGGCTACTCGGCTCATCGCAGCACCGCCCAGGCCGCAACCGCGACCAGCGCCAACGGAAGCAAACTCGAACCGCCCGATGGACTAGTTCCACCCGTGAGCATCGAAAGTAGTCCACCTGCCGTGCTCGAAAGCGTCGGAGGCGTGTAAGTCAGCGTGTAGCTGCCCCGCTGATTCGCCCCGTACTTCGAACCCACCACGGTGCACGCCGTCACTGTGCCGCCGTTGGGATTGTTGAGGACGGCGACCGCCTGCAGCATCGTGGGATACAAATCCTGGCAGCCAACGCAACAGGTGGCCGTGCAGTTGTTGTCGCACTTGTGCCCGCCCGGCGTTCCCTGACAAGGTCCCGCGGGATTCAATCCCTGTCCGCAGTTCGCACCGCCGCCGGAAGAATCCTTCGCACCAGGTCCGCTCGTGAACGGCAGCATCTGCTGCCAAAAAGTTGTATAAACCTGCCCGACCAGCTGTGCAGCCTGCGGCCCGCTGATGTTCACCGTTGGGTCTGAGGAATTCGCCGCGGCGAAGATCGCCTGGATTCCAGCGTCGAAGGCCTGCACCGCGGAGTTGATCGCGCCGTTTTCGTTTTTCGCGCCTTTGACCCGCGCTGCATGCGAAGCCCAGATCCCGGCGATGGCACCCGCGATCGCACCGATGCCCGCGCCAATGGGTCCGGCCACGGCGAAACCCTGCGAAGCGCCCGCCGATGCCGATAGCAGCGCGGATGATGCCGTTCCGCCGCTTTTAGAAACCACGGCCGGCCCAATCAGAGTCCATGGCCCGAAACCAGCAGACGCAGGTGCGCCGAGTCCGTACTGATGGCCAAGCCAGCCGAGCTGATGCAGGGGGACTTTTGGCGCGCGGCACAGATTCCCGAACTGGCGCCGATGCACGGGCGGAGCCCAGCCTTGCTGGTACATCGGCACCGCGGGTGCGGCGATTCGATTCACCGGCGGCCACCCTTCCCGAACATCATCATCGCGGCAAAAACTCCCGCGGCTGCGATGCCCCAGTTCGGAATTCCGCTGATCAGCGTTGATTCCCCAAGCCACGTGCCGATGCCGCTCGCCGTCGTAATGCTGGCACCGCTCGAATCCAGCGTAGAGCCAGGCTGTGTCAGTTGCGGAGCGGTCTGGGAAGTCGGAACCGCGACCGTGGGCGAAGGTGCAGGAGAAACCGGGGGAGGATAGACCTGCCCTGTCGTCAGTGGAACCGGTCCACTTGGCGGAGGAGGCTGAGGAACGGTGTTGGTTGCGCCCGGATAGGGATTCCACGTAATCGGCCGCGGGGGCATGCACATCGCACCTGGCGGACAATCCCGAATCGGCACCGGCGGACCCGAACATCCCCAGGCCGGACAGACCGGTGGCGGTTTATACCCGATATAACCAGTAGAGAGTCCTTCTCCGGGCAGGAGCCCGCGCTGGATCGGAGTTTCTATGACGTACCCCAAACCGACGATATTCTCGCCGGCGGAGGTATACGGGTGCGGATTCGGTTCCCAGGACGGGTGATAAACGTACCTGTCGATGGTTCTCATCGCTTCACCGCCACCAAAACCAGCCCGCCGACGAGCAACCAGGGGAGGAACGAGGAAAACAGGGAACTCGAGACCGCGGCCGTAGTGCCGAGCGCGCCGTAGCCCGCAGAAGGCACTGCGTACCCCGGTGTGTAAGGCGTCATGAACGACGCATAAGGTCCCGTGCTGAGCGTGGCGCCGGACGGCAGCTTCATCGCCGTCGGCTGGCCCTGCGAGATCGCGATCAGCTGCGGAGTCTCCTGAATCGTCTGCCCGATGATCTGCGTCCAGTCGACGCTACTTGCGTCAAATCCATCGCCCAGCCCGAGATAACCAGAAAGTCCGCGCAACCGCGTCGGCTGCGAGCTCCCATCCTGCACATCCTGCGAGGAATTATCCGTGAGCGACCAGACGCGCTTGCGGAAGTACACCGCCGGTTCCAGCCCGAAAGCCGAATTCGGCCGCGCGGCATCGACCGCGATCCATTTGCCGGATCCAGGAGGCGCTTCGACTTCGGTGTACACGTGGGAAAATTCGTCCGGATAGTTGCGATTCGCGGCGACCGTGACCAGCCGCGCCGGATAGCCCAGCGCGATCGCGAGCGCCCCCAGCAGCATCGAGATGTCGTCGCAGTCGCCCGCCTGAATCTTCAGCAACTCCATCGGGGGATAGAGTTTTTCCACCGTGACCGGGTCTTTCGTGTACCGGATGTGCTGCTGCACCCACGAAAACAGGGCGTAAACCTCCCCGAAATCGTCGTATTGAGGGACATTCCGTACCAGATCGACCGCAAAACGCACGAAAGAGGCATCGCGCAGCGCTTCCTGCACCAGTCGGCGCATGAGCCGGACGGTTTGATCGGTGCCAGCGTTGCCATCCGCCAGCGGTACGCGGTAGCCCAAAAGATTGGAGTCGCCAGCAATGCTGAGTCGCAAAGAGAAAGCCTTTTTGCAGCTGAATTACCGACCAATCAGAAGCTTTGGGAGCGGGGGGGGAGGTGACTCGCTGGAAGTTGCCGAGGCAGCGGCGTCCGTTGTTCGCAACCGCCCAGGCAAATTCCGCAAGTTCAACGCGAAGATGAAGGATTTCCCCAAGCATTGCAAGAACTTTGGTGTTACACCACAGGGCAACACTAGTGTTGACACCATGGTGTTTCCGTCGACACCAACCCAACACCAGCCAACACCAAAGCAGTGTTCCCTTGTCATCCTGTGCAAAACCTGTATCATGGGGGTGAAAATAAGAACCTAGGCACGCCAACCGTTGTGGTGAGCCGGAAACAGGTGAGCCGTTGAAGCCTGCAACCGAGCCAACCGACAGTGGCATTGTAGAAACCCGCACCACCCGCCGAATTATCCCCGTTTCTGAAGCGCAAGACTCCAAAACCCCCGAACTCTGGGAATATTTGCGTGCCCTTCCGCAGCAGGACTGGCCGCGGCACATGGTCTATGGCTATCGCATCGAGCCTGGGCCCAAGGTGCAGATTTTCCGCTGCAGCGAACCACTGCTGACCATGCCCAGCGGCCGGCGCGTCCCGATCGCGGACGAACAGGAACTTGAGTACGCCATCACGCAGGAGTTCGGCGGAGGCGTGTTCCGTTTTCTGGTGAAAAAAGGCCCGCAGATCATCACCGCCGGCAATATGGAAATCGGAGCCCCCGCCCGCGCGATCCGGATTCCGGTCGATCCGCAAGCGCCCACAAACGGCGGTAATGGTCCGCAGATTGTCACTCCCTACAGCGAAGCGTCCGCCACCGCGCAAGTCGCCGGTCGCGCCATGGATGCACTGAGCTTGCAGGAGCGCCAGTCGGCCGAAATCGGATTTGCCGCGATGCGCACCGGTCTAGAGGCAGTGACGCGCGCTGTGGATATCCAGCGCAACAATTCCGCGCCCAGCGGTAACGATCAGATGATGCAGCAATTTATGGCCGCGATGATCGCTCGCATGAGCGTCGATCCGATGCAGCAATTCATGCAGATGCTGGCCTTTATGAAGGAAATCAATGGTGCTTTTGGCGGAGGCGGAGGCGGTGGCAGCGGCTTGCCCGCCGACATGATGCAGCAGTTCATGAAAGCAATGTTTGAAAAGTTCATGAACCCAACGCCCGCAGGTTCGCCCGTAAATACGGGCGCCGCACTGGTTCAGATGCTGCCCACGCTTGGTACGCAATTCGTCGAAGGCCTTCGCGAATTTGCAAAGGTGCGCGAGAACGAAGCGCGCATCCTGTCCATGCAGCGCGGAGGACCGATCCCCGCGCAAAACCCGCAAGTTCTCCCCCCGGTTCCCCCCAATGGACCTCCGCCCAACGGAGCCCAACCCCCCGCGAACGGAGCGCCCAGCGTGGAATTCATCGACCGCAAAATCGTGGAATTCTTGAAGGCTCCCAATCTTTCCGCCGACCAGGCTGCCGACGAAGCCATGGGCTTCCTCGAAACGCTCGACGCGAATGCCGTCCCGCAGCTGGCCAGTCTGGGCGAAACCGGACTGCTGCAGCTATTCACCTCGCGCCCCATCCTGCGCGAAGCGACGTCCAACATGCCGCGGCTGATGGATTTCATCCGCGCCTTTTTGCGCATGCACGCCGAGGACGTCGCCGCCGAGCATGTCCAGGCAGTGACGCCGCCGCCAGCGAAACCGCTGCCCAACTGAGGCATAGATGATTTGCTTGCTTGCCTTTGTGATCGGGCTGGCGATTGGAACACTGTACGGAATTTCGATTGGCCGAAAACTACCTCCGAGGTAACTGACATGACCGCCGCGCAGATCCGCAAGACCAAATTTGAGCACGACGACGGTGCATGGGAATCGGCGCGCTGGCTACAGGAAATCGCCGCGCAACTCGCGGAGTCAAATGCACGCAATGCACGGCTGGAGGCTCTAATCTTGCGCCAAGAAAAAAAGATTCAGAAGCGCAAGCTTATCCGCGTTCACCCTGTGCGAAGTTTCAAACGGAGACGCCCATGAAATACGCTCTCGCCGTCGAAGTAAAGCTGATCGAAGTCGAAGAAGAACCGGAGATGCCCGACCTTGCCGCAATTCAACATGGCGGAGATCCGATGCAGGCAGCCGTCGGAGTAATGGCCAGCATGGGCACCATGTTGCATCCCAAACCGCCGCGATTTTTTGGCCAATCGGCGGGCTTCGACTTCCGCAAGGAAACCAGCATCAGCGTGCCGAACTTCTCTGCGCTCGCTGCTATCATTGGACGATTCGATGAGCTTGTCACCGACATTGAGCACGAGAAATTACAGGTGTAACCAGCCGTGGCCACTGCGCGCCGCATCGACGTCGCCGCCCGACCCAGCGAAGAGATTCGCTTGGCCCAGGACCTGCTGCGCTCAATCCTGCTGGCCGAAGATCTGCGCGACGATCCCCTGATGCTCGAAGCCGTCACCGTCCGGCTGGGCGAGCTTGAGATGGAAATGGGCGAACTGGCCGGCAAGCAGCAGATGTTTGAAGCGTGGACGAAGGTATAGACTTTTCTGCGCGGGGTGCGCCGATAGGTTCTCTCGGATCGGGCAGCCAAGTCGAGGGAAACGGAATAGCTGCTTCGGTGCCAGCCCCGCTAAAATCCTAGGAAGGGAGGCGGCGTGTCCGATGGCCCACACCTAAATTTACAGAGAACTGGCAGGGAAGAGCCCCGCCGAAGCGAGGCTCTTGGGGACCAAAGTCGAATCGATTCACGGGAATTGAGGCTGAGTCTAACATGCCGCACGCGCGCGAACGAAAAATGTATCCGCTAGAAGGATTTGACTTTGCAAAACTGGCGGAGATTTACAAGCAACTGCGCTGGCGCTGGAAAGATATCGGGATTCCGGATGAGCGCGAACTCCGCGCCACGACAGATTATCTGGCCAGAGAGCTACGGATAAACAACTTCCATTTGTGCGGTTCCGGCGGAATCGATGTGTTCAGAAGCACGAACGGCCTGATGCTTTCATTCGACAAGAAGATTGAGGCGTTGCTCTAGTACTTTCGTAATCAACGAACTACCCGATTGTGCCCTTGCGCACTGTACGATATGACTGTATGTGCTATGCCGAAAATCTCCCCCAACCCGCCGACCATGCTGTCGAATCCAGGATGGCTGCGCAGCATCGACCAGTTCATTGAGCGCGTGAGTCGCATCGCGGATGAACACCTGAAGCGCAGGCCACGGCGCCGGATCGACCACAAGGCACTTCCAAAATCCGCCTGATCTGTGGACGGCCAGCGCTTCTGTGGAAATGACGCTCCGGACCACCCGTAAATCACTGAAGGCAAAAGCCGTCTAAAATTACAAAAAGTACTCTTGACACAAGTCCGGCCATGTCCTACATTGCCCCGCATGGCAATTCCGACAAAAAAAGGAAATCCGGTTAAGATCAGCATTCGCCCCACCCCAGAAGATGTGCGGTTAGTCGGACTGCTTCATAAGAAGCTGGGCGTCGACACGGCGCAGATTTTCCGCCTTGCCATTCGCGCACTCGCCACCAAGGAAGGCGTAACGGCATGATGGCATGGGCCACATCCCGGCCGGATGTAACATGTGACACGCCCGTCACAGTGTCCGATAACAGGTATCGTGCAACCTGTTTACCAGGCCCACTTGCCGTCCGCATCCTGCTGTGGCTTCTGATCTTTGCCGCTTTTCCGCTTTCCGTAACAGCCGCTAGGCTTTCATTCAATCTTGAGGTTTTAAGGCGTACACCTTACGCGGCGCTTCCCCCGGAGTGCCGAGTGGATCTGGCCGAGCGCGTACTCGCCCGCCTCGAAGCGGCCGAGCAGAAAGAATCCGACGTGTGGTTGCGCGACGACATTCGCATCGCGTGGATCACCACACTCTACGCATCGCGCGGAAATCCACAAGCGCACGTCGACGCTACTTACAAAGTTCTGGGTATTCATCCCGACAAAGTTTGGCCCGCGATCTGCGCACGACGTGCAGCGTTGCTCGGGTCAGAGTCTCCGTGCGGGGAGACTTCACAAAGTACCGCTCATGCGCCGGTTAAGGCGAGCTACAAAGTATTAACCCTTCCGCAGTGTGCTTCCTCGGGTCAGACTGCGAGCACGGAAATGACTCGGGGGCTCGGCATGCCGGAGTCACTTGCAGGCAGTCTTTCAGGGTCAGGCCGCAAACAGAACAGCGAAAAATTGATTAAAGGCTCACCGGCGAGAGTCTCCCTGAATGAATTTATCGACATACCACACAACAAAAAACAGCCCATGGCTGCGAATCGCGAAGGTAATGCTCCCCAAAAGACGTGCGCATATGGGGCTGTCAACAACAGCAAACCGGCGGAGACTTCAACTCCTAAAGGGGCCGAGGTTGAAGCGGCTCGATTTGTTGACACCGGGTCAAGCTGCAGGACGGAGACCAAGCGCGAGGCACGACGGATTCGCACATCGGAGTTTGGGCTAAATGATGCACCACCCGCGGGAGTTGCAGCGCCCGCGGTTATCACTCCCCCGAAAAAACCAAGTAAGTCTGTGCGAAATCTCGCACAGGAGGGAGTCGCATGAAAATCGTTGCCGCACTTCTTTTCATCATCACCGCATCACTCTGCTGGGGACAGGAAACTCCCAAGACCGACCGCGCTTTGTTGGCAATCGACGGCGCCGCCAAAGTCGCCGACTTCTACTTCACTACCCACAACGCCGCTTTCCAGACGGTCTGCAAAACCAACACGCCGTGGGGCAACTACTGCTATTCCGGAAGCGGGGGAGAATCGAATCCCATCGCGCGTCCGTTCGTAACGCACGGCCGACCACTCGCCGCGGGCTACTTCGCCGGCTGCTTTGTGCTTGATGCGCTGATCTCGCACGAATTGCGCAAGCACGGTCATCCCAGGATGGCGCGCGCCGTCCTGCTCTTTGGAATTGCCGACAATGGCATCGCCGCGGCAACGTCCGCGCACGGGAGGGTGCAATGACCGAGCCCACCTACACCATCACTCTCACCGAATCCGAGCGCACCGCCATGGCAGCCGCGCTCGGCACCTTCGTGAGCAAGTTGACGAATTGTCGCGTGCAACTCGAAGCGCCCACGGGTGGCACCCACACCGCCCGTGCGCTTCTTTCGCCGTCGACAGCGCCCCCGGCGGTCGCGCCTGCTGCATCCCCCATCGAGCAGCGCGACCGCTGGGCCAGGGACCGCCAAGGGAGCGAAGTGCCATGGCCTAAAGGATGCCAGGAGCGCGAAGTCGCCATCTGGAAAACCAAGCAGACGTCGAAATATTTGAAAGTCACGTGGCAGGCCGCGGGCCCGAATGCGAACGGCTACATTGATGCCAACTGCTTCGATCAGAAGCTTTGGCCGTGGATTCTCAGCCGATCCAAATCCGGCCAACCAACCACGCTCTATGTGGTGCCAGCGAAGGAAGGCAAGTACCTGAACGTCGTAGGAGTCCGCGCATGAGTCACCTATCCCACGCCGAAGTAACTGCTGGCATCTCCCGCCGGGCCATCGAGACGTTCCACCGGACCAACGGCCGCAAGACCGTGACAACCAAAGTTGACATGTCCGCGAGTAAGACAATCAAAGTTGGCGAAGAAGCCAACACGCCAGGCCAGCCACCGCAGCGCATTCCTGTGGTGGAAACGTGGTGCAGCGCACTCGATCTGCTGAACATTAACGGTTTCTCGTTCGCGATCCGGTACACCCAGCACATCTCCGACCGCGCGGACGTGACCACACTGTATCTGAATCGCCTCGACTTAGAGGCACTTATGCGCAAGTGCCAAGCTGTGCTTGCTGAGAATGACGGAATACGCGCATGACAGCCTTATTAGTGTCCTTCGTGGCGCTAGGAATAGTTTTCTGCGTCCTGACTGCGATCTGTATCTCTCGTTTTCCGGAGGGAAAACAGGATAACTGGTGGTGCCCCATCTGCCTCGCGAGTCGGTGGAGTAAGCGGCCATGATTGAGAAAGCCGGAAAAATCGCCTTCGTCATCGCGCTGGGATTCATCACCGGAGTTTTCTGCTTTGTCCTGTGGGCCATCCTTGAGCACGGAGCGCAATAAAAACATAGGAACCATAGGAACCATAGGGAGGCTACCGTTGAGCCGACTACTGACCGAACTCGAAATCGACGCCGCCTGCTGGGAGTACCTTGCCACCCGCATCGTGCAGCTGGGCGGAACCAGACCACCCCAGCCCATCGTGCAGATCTTGGATGCACCCCTGGACCCAGACGAGGACCCGGACTGGGACGAACTGACCGCGCGCGGAGAAACCATCATCGAGCGCACCACGCGCGTGCTCGCAAGGATGGGATTGTGAGCACAATCATGCACGCACGGTTTTGCACGTACAGTCACAGAAAAGATTCGTTTTCCATGCGCGATACACAGCGCCGCGCGACTTCGTTCTTGCTCTCGTTCTTTCCCCTCCCTCATACTCCCTCCGACTTTCTTGGAAAGGGTTTGATTCAATGAGACCAGTACCGCACAATGCAACGCCTGAGTTGCGCCACCTAGCGCAACGCATGCGCGAAAATCCGACGCCAGCAGAGGCTGCGCTGTGGATAAAGTTGCGCTGTCGACGCTTGCAGGGCCTGCGCTTTCGCCAGCAGCACATAGCCCTCGGCTACATCCTCGATTTCTACTGCCCCGAATACAGACTGGCCGTGGAACTAGACGGATCAACGCACGATCCAGAGCGAGACACGAAGCGCGATATGCTGCTTGCAGTGTGGCGAGTGCTCACGCTGCGCTTTCCCAACAGCAAGCCAACCGATGAAATTCTGACTGCGGTAAGCGCTGCAGTTCGCGGTTTACAACTGCAAATGATTCAGCAGGCAGCCCATGCCACAGCGATGCTGAAAGCGATGGAGCGCGACGCCGCCTGGTACGCCGCACGTCGAACGGAATTGCAGCGTCAAAAAATCAAGATTCTGCAAGACCGCGGACAGATGACGCTTGACATGCCGAGCTCCGTGAAGAAGTTGGCGGAGACAGATCCGCAAAGCCTAGCTGTTGAAAAAGGTCTGCAAATTGTGGACGCACGACGGAGACAGGCATGAGCCGTTCCAAAACACCCACCACACTCGCCGGCAAAGTCGCCAGCGTCCTCCGCGCCGTGAAGGAACTTGAGCGCAAGGGTCATCACGACGACCGGGATTTTGACTACACGCGAGCCACCGATGTGTTCAAAGCTGTGCGCGACAAACTATTCGCCCAGGGCGTGCTTTTGCTGCCCGACGAAGGCGAACCGGTTTATGTGGCAGTCCCGACCAACGGCGGCGAAACGTGGACCGAGTGCCGCCTCTCCGTGACCTACACCTTCTGGGAGAGCAAGGACAGCAGCTTGCCCCCGCTGCGCTGCAATGGCATCGGCCGCACTCCCGACGAGAAAGCGCTCTACGTCGCCCAGACGGGCGCAGAAAAGGCATTCCTCAAACGCATCGGCCTGATGGCGGAGAAGATCGACGATCCAGAGTTTGACCACCAGGACGAATCCGCCGGCGACACCTTGGACGATGTTGCGCCTCCGCGGGTGCGCCGGATGGAAAAGCCGCTCACGGATTACCAGATAAGCGCGATCCGCGAAGGAATGGGCGCCGCTCATCGATCCGAGGAAGAACTCGCCCAAGCAGTCGCCTCAATTGGCTACGCCGACACACTGGCCAACGTGAAGCGGAAATACTTTAAAGCTTTGTTCCGCTGGGCGTCGGACGGGAAAGGCACGATCACCGCCCCAAAACCCCAGGCCGTCCCAGCCCAGGAGTCACTCCCGCTGCGGGCGGCCGCGCCAACGGCGCCGATCGAGATGCGCATCGGGCAGCAGACGGTGAAGTTTCAGCCGAAGGATAAGCCATACGCGATTTAACGAGTTCCAGGGTGGGGAAAGCAGTTAGCCACATTCAGGAGTCGTTTCTGATTCGAATGCGAAGCCGAGTTGAAAACGATAGGCAACAATGCTCCCCACCCAGGAAAGGATAGCAGCCCAATGAACGCTACGAAAATAGAATGGACGGACTACACGTGGAACCCGATCCGCGCTAGGCTCGCAAACTTGCCAGCCATGTCGGAAACGATGCGAGTGCGCTCTGGCACGTTCTGCACTCGCATCTCGCCGGGCTGCACGAACTGCTACGCCTCAGTGATCAACAAGCGCTTTGGCAACGGACTCGAGTACACCGTGCCCAATCTCGAGCGCGTCGAATTCTTTCTTGATGACCGCATACTTTCCGAGCCGATCCACCGACAGAAGCCCGCGCGCATTTTCGTGGGCGACATGTTCGATTTATTTCACGAAGCCATCCCCAACAACTTCATCGCAGAAGTGTTGCGCGTCGCCCTGAAAACGCCGCGGCACACCTTCCAGTTCCTGACCAAGCGTGCTGAGCGCATGCGAAATCTCGTCAATCGCGCCCAGGAACATTGGGGAGTGCGTTTCGGCGAGCACATGTGGTTCGGTGTATCCGTCGAATCCCAGCCGTACGCCGACGAGCGCATCCCGTTGCTACTGGACACGTCGGCAGCCGTGCGATTCCTCAGTGTAGAGCCGCAACTGGAATTCGTTGACCTATGGACCGCGCGCTATCCATTGCCAGGCGGTGGACTCGGCGGTGCGTTCAACTGGGGAAAAGGCGTGTCGTGGGTCATCTGTGGCGGAGAGTCCGGCCAGCAAGCGCGCCCGATGCATCCCGACTGGACCCGCTCACTGCGTGACCAATGCGAAGCCGCTGGCGTCCCGTTTTTCTTCAAACAATGGGGCGAATGGATGCCCCATCCAGAACCGCCAAACCCGAAAGGTTCCTATCACGGCGGAATCTTTCTGATGCCCAATGGCCGTTGGGGCAACCAGGGCGACTGGTGGGAAGGCAGAGCGCAAGCCATGGACAAGGTCGGAAAGAAGAACGCCGGCGCGCTGCTGGACGGTCGCGAGTGGCGCGAATTCCCCAGCCAGAAAGCCGAGGCCTTGCTCGCATGAGTAAGCTTTACATCAGCGACGACCTGTCATTGCCAGCGAACGCCATTACGCAGACATTCGCCATCCTTGGCATTCGCGGATCCGGCAAAACCAACACCGCCGTTGTGATGTTCGAGGAGATGGTGAAGCAGGGCGACCAGTGCGTAGTGCTTGATCCGACCGACGCATGGTACGGAGTGCGCAGTTCTGCTGATGGAAAGTCGCCAGGCTTGCAAGTCTACGTTTTTGGTGGAGAGCACGGCGATCTGCCTCTTGAAGGAACATACGGCTCACAGATGGCCGATTTTGTCATCGACTCCGGTGCGTCTGTGGTTTTTTCGTTGCGTCATCTGTCCATGGCCGATCAACGCCGCTTTGCCGCAGACTTCGGAGAACGGCTGCGATTCTTGAAGGCTCGTCCGGAAAACCGCAACCCCTTGCAAATATTTCTGGACGAAGCCGAAGAGTTTGTCCCGCAGAACATTCGCGAAAGTGACCCCAACACCGCGCGGATGTTCGGCGCCTACAACCGCATGGTGCGCCGCGATCGCAACCTTGGCTTGGGGATAACGCTCATCTCCCAGCGCCCGCAGTCTGTGAACAAGGAACCGCTCTCCCAGATCGAGACGCTCATCTGCCACCGCCTACTGCACAAACTGGATCGCAAATCCGTTAAAGAATCGTGGGTTGAGGGTCACGACACCGCTGGCATTGGAGAAAAGTTCCTGGACTCGCTCGCATCCCTTGAGCGCGGCGACGTGTGGGTGTGGTCGCCATTCTGGCTCGATATCTTCAAGAAAATTCACATCCGCCATCGTGAAACCTTCGATAGTTCCGCCACCCCGAAGACTGGAGAGCGCCAGAAAGTCGTAAAGGTGCGGGCCGAAGTTGACTTGAACGTCCTTCGCCAGAAACTCGCCGAAACCATCGACAAGGCCAAAAACAGCGACCCAACGTACCTTAGACGCCGCATCCTGGAACTGGAAAAAGCGCTGAAAGCGCAGCCATCGGCAGCCACGACTGCACCATCGTCAGCTGATCTGGATAAAGCCTACGAGGCAGGCCGACGCGATCTGCTGACCCAAATCAAAGGCGTACGTCTACAGTTGGACCGCGATGCTGAGAAATTTTCCACTGCATCGACCAAGCAAACCTTTCAAGACTTGCCAAATTTCTTCCAAGCCATTTTTTCGCGCATGAAAGAAATCGCCGCGATGCTGCCCGGTGATGCGCCTGTCGCTCGCCCCGTAGCGCCCACCAAAATGCCAGCCACGGCAGCAGCCGTGCGCGACTCACGCGCAGCCGTCCGACCCGCACCGCAAAACATCAACGGCAATGATTCTATTTCTCGCTCGCAACTGCGCGTCCTCTCTCGCCTCGTGGAGTTGCTCGAATGTACGCAACAGTCGAGCGTCAAGAAAGAACAGCTCGCCGCCTGGGCGGAATACTCGCCAACGTCCGGCGGCTATAACAATCTGCTCGGATCGCTGCGCACCGCCGGACTGATCGATTACCCGCAACCCGGCATGGTCCACATCACCGACGCCGGTCGCGCTATCGCACAGCCGGAAAGCGTCCCCATCACCTCCGACGAAATGCGCGAGCACGCCAAGCGAGTACTGGGCGGATCAGAAGCCAAGCTGCTCGACATTCTGCACCGCAGCCGCGAGGTATGGACCAAGGAGCAACTAGGCCAGGAGTCCGGCTTCTCGCACACATCCGGCGGATTCAACAACTACCTAGGCCACATGCGCACGTTGGGCTTTGTGGAGTACCCCGCGCCAGGACAGGTGAAGGCTGCAGATTGGTTGTACCTATGAACGAAGAACAGGAACGACAGAATTTTGAGCGATGGGCTAAGCGCATCACTTTCGACACGTACAGCCTCGAGCGAATGATGCGCCGACCAGAATTCTATCGAAACTGGAAAACGCAGCATGCATGGGAGGGATGGAAAGCGCGAGCGCAGGAGGAGAGTCACACATAATGAGCCGACTTCGCTTCGAAACCGCCGAAATAGAAGTAAAGATTACAGGAACATGCCCGCATTGCCATCGCCCACTTTCCTTTACCAAGTTCGCCACAATCATGCTGCAGCCAACGCAGCTGGCAGGGATAGCAAGCCAGGATAAAAACTACGTCCCATTCCAGTGCCCATCGTGCTCCGCCGTCATCGCGACATTGAGGGACCTATGAACTTCAAAGATCCGCGCAGCAAGGTGCTGTGGCGCACCGGACGAGTCAAGCTGCGCGGCCAGGATAAGACCGATCTGCGCCGCGCCGTCTACAACCGGGCAGGAGGAAGATGTGAAGAAATCCGAAACGGAAAGCGCTGCAACCGATTCGCGGGATGGGATGGGCTCAAGCACGGAGAGCTCAGCCACAAAAAGCACGGAGCACATCAAGACGACAGTGAGGACGGTGTTATCTGGAGTTGCCGGGAATGTCACCACGCTCGCCACCCCGGCCCGCAGTTTGCCCCTCAGCGACGAAGAGCGCAAGAGACTGTTTCGGATCGCGCGCGACCGGGGGAACCGCTTCATGGTTAGTGCAGTGGACGTCGATTTTCTGTTGGATGTGATTGTGAGGTTGAGCCGATGATGAAGTTCACGAAAGTACAAGTGCACCGCTCGATTCTGCACATCAATCAGATCGTCGAGCGTGAATCGCCCGAGAGTGCCTACGCCGGGCTCGTCCTAGCTGCTACTGCCCTTGCTGGCCTGCTGGACGTGTACGCGCAGCCCGACGATGAAAATCCGCAAGGAATGACCGACGATCCGCGCGAATTTCGACAGCACTTTGCGCAGATGATTCAAACCATTCCGATCCTGAAGAAGAAAGTGAAGCTGCACTGATGAGGCGCACTGTTTTAGATAACGGCATCACCATAATTCGCCTAGATGAGCCGACGTGCGACTGCTGGGTCTGCGGGCAGGAAACCTTCCTCGATTTTGGCTTAGCAGTCTACGAGGATGAAATTCTTCCGAACGATTGGCCAGGTGAGTGGTTTGGGGCGACGGTCTGCCCGCGTTGCTATGACCTATTCAACGACAAAGTGCACGAACCGCTTCGTTTGGTCACTGCGCAAAGACTAGCGTGCGGGGATTTCGCGTGAACCTTCCACCCAACCGCGCCGCATGGCCCGCCCGCTACCGGGAATTCTTCGAAGAGCGTGCAGCGATCATTGAATTCATGGGAAACCTGTCACGCCAAACGGCTGAATTTAGAGCCGAGCAGGACATTCGCAAGCTTGCAGCCACCGAGAAACGCCAGGAGCGCACCGCATGAGCGATCCACGCATTACGCGAGATTTATTGCTGCTGATTCCAATCGTCGTGCCACGATCGGAGATTCGCCGATGGATGCCAACACAAGTGGCGGAAGCTGAAAAATGGGCAGCCCGCGTGCACCTTCGAGCGAGCGACAACATCGTGCGCGTTCCACCAAAGTCAAAATTTTTAGAGAGGTACAGCGCATGAGCCATTTTGTCCGCTGTGATCGTTGCGCGACGGAAGATAGTGTCATGGGAACCCTCAGCCTTCCGCCCGGATGGCAGAAGATCTGCGGAGCGGACCTCTGTGAGCCGTGCTGCGCGATGGTGCACGACTTCATCCGCTTCAAACCTTCCGACGCCGAGAGGCTGCCAATCGAGCCGATTTCGGCAGAGTTGAAGGCAACACAAGCCGGAGCCATATCCGACAAACTTTTTGAAACAGAAGCGGAGACACAAGTTTCGGCGGATTCACAGACGGAGAGCACGCCGGCAACGGGTAGCGATCCTCGAAAAGCTGTGACGGATGGCGATCCGGAGGGAAAGACGCAGCCCACGTCCGCCGAATTCAACCCTGCCATTGAATCGAACGCGGAAGAGCGGGCCCGGACCCGCAAGTCGCGCAGGCTCCGCTGTCCGGATTGTGGTGCGGACCTGGGCCAGTTCTACTCCAATCGAATTCGCACGGAGCGCCACCCATGAGAGCCTTTCTCTATGCCCGCGTGAGCACGGGCGATCAGAACGAAGGCATGCAACTCGCCTCTATGTCCGAATCTGCCCGGCGCCGCGGCTGGGAGTTTGAAACTTTCGTCGATGCCGGATGGAGCGGAGCCAAGGAGCGGCGGCCCGCGCTCGACCTAATGCTGGCCCGCGTCCGCAAGCGAGAGTGCGACATCGTGATGGTGTGGCGCTTCGATCGCTTCGCCAGGTCCGTAACCCACCTGGTGAACGCGCTGCAGGAATTCAAGGCGCTGGGAGTGCAGTTCATCTCCGCGCAGGAAAACATCGACACCACCCTGCCCCATGGAGAGCTCTTATTTCACATCTTCGCCGCAATCGCCCAGTTTGAGCGCTCCCTGATTAGCGAGCGAGTGCGCAGCGGGATGCGTCACGCCAAAGCCAGCGGAAAACACATGGGACGGAAACCACTGCCTCTCGATGTCGCTCAGATTACCGCATTGCGAGCGCAGGGTTTGCCGTGGCGAGAGGTGGCGCACCGGGTTAAGGCCGATGAATCAACCGTGCGCAAATTCATGAGCGGAAAAAGGCTGCCTGAGGCGACTGAAAACGGACAGTGAAAACAAAGCAGTTAATAAGCTGTGGAAAACTAGGAAAGATACGGGATTAAAGAAAACCTTTCGAGCGCCAATGACTGAAGCCTATAACGACTTTCTCCGTTCCAAGATAGTCACCGCCCCTGAGCGCGGCATCTCGATCGACGCTACCGCGCTACACCCCTGCCTGAAGCCGCACCAAGCCGCGATTATCCGCTGGGCTCTCCGCAAGGGCGATGCCGCGATCTTCGCCGCCTTCGGACTTGGCAAGACTTTCATGCAGCTGGAAATCGCGCGACTCATCCAGCGCGCGGTCGGCGGCAAGTTCCTGATCGTTGCACCGCTTGGGGTGCGTCAGGAATTCCGCCGCGATGCCGCTAAACTCGGAATCGATATCCATTTTGTGCGCCGATTTGAGGAGTGCACCGCCGACGGCATCTTCCTCACGAACTACGAAACGATCCGCGATTCCAAGATGGATCCGCGTAAGTTTACCGGGTGCTCACTGGATGAGGCAGCCGTGCTCCGCGGATTCGGAGGCACCAAAACCTTCCGTGAATTCATGCGAGTTTTCGAGAACGGCCAGGTGCAATACAAGTTCGTCGCGACCGCGACGCCAAGCCCCAACGAATACATCGAACTGCTAGCCTACGCCGCCTTCCTCGATGTGATGGATGTCAGCCAGGCGAAAACCAGATTCTTTAAGCGCGACTCGACTCAAGCGGATAACCTCACACTCCACTCCCACAAAGAGCGCGAGTTTTGGCTGTGGGTTTCATCGTGGGCAATTTTCCTCCAAAAGCCGAGCGACTTGGGATTCTCCGACGAAGGCTACGACCTGCCGGACATGGAGGTTTTCTGGCACGAGATCCCGAGCGACCACACCGATGCCGGACATGAAACCAGCGGACAGGGAAGGCTTGTCCGCTCAAGCGCGATCGGAGTGACCCACGCCGCGAAGGAAAAACGCGATAGCTTGCCGGCGAGAATTGCGAAGCTGATGGAGTTACGCGCACTCGATCCCGCAGCGCACCGCATCATCTGGCACGACCTGGAAGCCGAGCGCCATGCGATCGAGAAGTCGATACCTGAGTGCGCTACGGTGTACGGATCACAGGACCTGGACGAGCGCGAATTACTGCTCATGGAGTTTTCAGACGGCGAGCACGGGGAGCTCGCCGGCAAACCGGAGATGCTGGGCGCCGGGTGTAATTTCCAACGCCACTGCTCATGGTCTATCTTTCTGGGAATCGGCTTTAAGTTTTATTCCTTTATTCAGGCCGTGCACCGCGTGATGCGATTCCTGCAAACGAAACCCGTCCGTCTCGATCTGATCTATACCGAAGCCGAGCGTGAAGTGCGCCGCGTGCTCGAGGAAAAGTGGGCGAAGCACATTGAGCTAGTAGCGCAGATGTCCGCCATCATCCGCGAATATGGGCTTGCCACCAACGCGCTAGAGCATGAATTCGGCCGATCACTGGGCTTGGAGCGCACCGAGGCCTCTGGCGAGCACTGGACGATGGTTCACAATGATGCTGTGCTCGAAACCGCATCGATGCCGGACGCGAGCATACACTTGGTTCTCTCCTCAATTCCATTTTCGACGCAGTACGAATACAGTCCCAGCTATAACGACTTCGGCCACACCGAATCGAACGAGCAATTCTGGGAGCAGATGGGATTCCTGATTCCCGAACTGTGGCGAGTCTTACAGCCAGGCCGCGCCTGCCTGATTCACGTCAAAGACCGCATCGTGCCCGGCGGATTGAACGGCATGGGCTTTCAGACGGCATATCCGTTCCACTGCGACGCGATCCGCCACTTTCAGCGCGGAGGCTTTGCTTATCTCGGCATGAAAACCATCGTGACCGACGTCGTGCGCGAGAACAATCAGACCTATCGGCTGGGCTGGACTGAGCAGTGCAAGGACGGAAGCCGCATGGGAGTAGGAATGCCGGAATATCTGCTGATGTTCCGACGTCCACCGACCGACTCTTCTAAGGGCTATGCCGACGTGCCCGTGATCAAAGAAAAGGCCGAGTACTCCCGGTCCCGCTGGCAGATCGACGCCCACGGCTTTGCGCGATCGAGCGGCAACCGGCTACTTTCCCCAGAGGACCTGAATGGAGTGCCGCACGAGCGCATCTTTAAGATGTTCCGCGAATTCTCCCGCACGCAGGTTTACGACTTCGAGCGTCACGTCGCACTGAGTGAGAGTTTGGAGACGTGCCAGGAGTGCGGGCATATCCACCTGCGACCGGATAAATGCGGACACTGCGAAAAGGAAACGCCGACTGTCGAACCAGAGTCTCTCTACTGTGATTGCCGCGGATCCGGACGTCTGCCTGTTACTTTCATGCTGCTACAGCCGCAATCGTGGCACCAGGACGTCTGGACCGATATCACGCGCATGCTCAGCCTGAATTCGGCCCAGGCCGCGAAGGGCAAAGAGATGCACCTTTGCCCGATGCAGTTTGATCTTGCCGATCGCGCCATCACCCAATTCACCATGAAAGGCGAGACGGTTTTTGATCCGTTTGGCGGACTCGGAACTGTACCATTGCGCGCGCTTAAGCTTGGCCGGAAGGGAATCGCTTGCGAACTCGCCGCATCCTACTGGCGCGACGCCTGCTTCTATCTGGAGGCAGCCGAAAAGCAGATGGCGACGCCCAGCCTATTCGATCTATTGGCAGAGCCAACCGCAGAGGAAGTATCGGCGTGATTCATTTAGGCTACGAAGTCGGGTCGGGCGCATCCATCCAGATCCCCGTGGGCCACATGGTAATAGTCGGCCAATCACAGCGTTCCGGAAAAACCACCGCCCTCGAGGCCTGCGCAAGCCGTTCCGATTCGAAGTGCATCGCGTTCCTTACAAAGCGCGGCGAAGGATCCTTCCGGCTGTCGCGCGAAATTCCCTGCTATTACGAGGATCATGTCGACTGGCGCACAGTGCGGACCCTTTGTGAAGCACTCACGGAGGAGCGCTGGGATAAGTTCCAACGCCAATGCCTGCGCAGCGTTTGCCGTGCCGGCCAGGCCGGGCGGCCCGAGTCCAAACTGTTTGCCGAATGGCCGCGGCCGGACACGCTCGAGGACGTCGTGAAGAATGTCAGCATCGCCCTGTCGAAAGCGACCGGGCAGCGCGAAATGATCTTCGGCGAGATCCAAGACGACCTAAAGACCGCCATTGAAGAGCTTGCAAAACTCAAAACCAGTTCCGCCACACCAGATCTGGAATTCGGTTTGAACGTAATCGACCTGGAGCGCTACGAGTTCCACATCCAATCGCTCATTGTGCGATCCGTGATCCGGTGGGTGCACCAGCACAGTTTTCGCACGATCGTCGCGATGCCAGAGGCTTGGAGATTTGCGCCGGCGCAGCGCCGCTCGCCCGTGCGCGACGCCGCGGAGGAGTTCATTCGCCAGGGGGCAGCGCTCGAGAATTTCCTCTGGATTGACTCCCAGAATATTTCCGGCATCAGTGCCGTACTCCTGAGTCAGATCCGGGTGTGGTTGTTTGGGGTGCAGCGCCTGCGCTCGGAAATCGAAAAGACACTGGACGCTATCCCGGAAAATCTCTATCCGCGGCCGTCGCGCTCCGATATCGCGACGCTGGGAAAAGGCGAATTCATTGTGTGTTTTGATCAGGAGATGTTCAAAACGTACGTTTGGCCGGCGTGGATGCGCAGCGCGTTGCACGCCGAAGCAATAGCCCGCGGCGAGGAATCCGTGGACAGCGCCCGGGCGATCGTGCAAGAGTTTGATCGAGAGCGCGGAGAGGTGAAGCCATGAGCACTCCCAACAAATACTCCCCTGAAGTGAACGTCCAGCCGCCCCACTGCCCCCACTGCTCCGCCGCGCTCGAGGCGATGTGCAGCTATCAGTGGGAAATGCAGATATCCATCGGAATCAGTTTCATGCTGTGCATGTACTGCCCCAACCCGGAGTGCCGCAAGATTTTGGGGACGCAGATTCTGGTGGTGCCGCACGCCCGCGAACAGTCGCCGATAGTGGGTCCGCGCTGATGACTTTGAAAATCGCTGCCATGAGCGCCGCTTACTGCTGGAATTTCATCTGGTGGCTTGCGGGCTCCAAGCGCCGATTTACCTTTCCGGGCGGATGGATGCTCTACTACTGGCCCGAAGGTCCGCCGCCGCACTAAAAACTTCCATTACTTGAGTGTGAGCTGGGCCATGTAGAACGTGGCCGATGGACTGGTGACGGTGTTTTTATTGTCGCCCGTCCAGAATATGTCGGCCAGCCCGTCGCTGGTTTGCACTCCCGACGGTATGTTGGTTGTGATGGTGGCCACCACGACGCCATCGATCAGAAATTGAATGGCTGTTCCCGTCAGGTTGTTGGTCATCTCGAAGATGTGAAAGTTGGTGTCCGCTGTGACCAATGTGTCGACGATTGTAGAGCTTCCACCGGCGGTGACGGTGACCGCTTTCCAGGTGGTGTCAGTTCCGCTGGAGAAGCGGAATCCAATCGTGTTGCTGGCTGGCGTGTCCGTGGCAAATTTCGTGGTGTTCAGGATGTTGACGCTATTGGATCCGAGTCCGCTGCCGATGTTCCAGGTTGCGAGGCCAAGCCAATATCGGGCATTGGTAAGCGAGGAAATCGAGAATTGCGTGGTGTAGTGATTCCAGCCAACGATGGGAAAGAGTGAGTTGTTCCCATTTTGGCCGCAGTCCAGCCCGACCACGGTGGAAGTGGAAGCGGCCGGAGTAATGAAATAAGTGATCCCCGCGCGTCTTGTAGCGGTCGGCAGAACCTGAGTGCTTCCTGTTCCTGTTGCAAATCCGATATTGCCGGGACAGACAGAACCGAATCCAACGGGACCGCCTTGCGCGATCTGGTAGATTGCGTTGATTTCGGGCACCGTCACGGCTGTAATCGAGCCGCTGGAGCCAAAGGTCGCCGTCAGTGCCACCGCCGCCGCGGTCAAAGTCACACTGATATCCTGCGAAGAGCCCGAAATGGTTACCCCTGTGGCATCGAAGCAGACCGGCCCTTTGCCGAAGTCGGGTGCCACGGTCCCAACCGCCGAGCACACATGGAAGCTCCACGTGCTGCCCCCAGGAGAGAGCACGGTGTTGTCACCCAGGCGCATTGTAAATTTTCCGCTGCGATCGAACCCCGTCGGCTGCGATGGTGGCATGTAAGCCAGTCCATTTAGAGTAGGAGAGCCGCTTGAGACGAGCACGGGTGAGATGGTGCCCAGTGCATAGGGCAACCCGTTCGGATCTGTGATTGTGCCGGTGACTGTGGTGAATTGCGCGAACGCCGCCCCGCTCACGAACAGCACACAAAACAGAAGCCGCGAAAAGCGTTTCATGCGTTTTTAGAATTTGTCCCACTCGATGACCGGATTGATGCGGAACTGGTGCGAGAAGCTCTGCTGATAGCGCATGCTCGCATCGGCAATCATGAGTTTGACGCTGTACGTTCCCGGCTCCTTCGCCACAATGCTCACCGATTGTCCGTGCAAGTCCTGGTGTGTGCCATCCGGGAAATAGACGACCCAGATCCACGAGTGGATCGGCCCGTGCAGAATAGTGATGTCATCGGCTGTGCCCGAGTGCGAAAGCATCACCTTTAATCCGTTGGCTTCCGGATCAGTGAAGTCAAACGAAATGCCCTGCATCTCGCGCTTTTGCTTGGCTGCCCGTTTCTTCTGGAGGCGGTCGCGCGCTGCGTTAAGTTCGGCCTGTTTGATACAGGCTTCTTTCTCGTCGGCATCAGGCTGGCGGCACTCCTGTGCCCTCGCAAAAGTAACGACGAACAAAAGGCAGAGGGCGGGAATCGTCCATAGCAAGCTTTCGAGCACAGGTGCGATACGTTTTACGGTGTTTGATAGCATGCACTTCCTCTCAGGACCGTGACTGGATCAGTCCCGGTCGCGGTCGATGTCATGATGTTGATCACGTCATAGGTGTTCGCCGGCAACTCGATCGTTCCCGCCAGATGGACAGTGTAGTTTGTCGCCAGCGCGGTGGGCGTGCCCGAAACTATGTTCGTCGCCGTCGTCGTCGCCAGCGTTGCGAGTGTGCCGGTAACGAAAGTCGCGGGCGGCCCAACGGTGATCTGCTGGGTTCCAGTGGCGAATATGTTCGTGGGATTGTTGGTCGCGGCCTGAATTCCGAAAGCGACTGCGGCGTTCCCGGTGGCCTGCGAGTAAGCCAGGTCACACGCAAAGCTGACGTTCAATGCCGCTGTGTTGTAGAGGCTCCAGGTCAACCCGGTGATCGTCTGCAGGCTGGTGTTGTTGGCGGTGGTGAAGCCGGAGGGTCCTACCCGCACGGTGTTCAGGGAACTTTCATAACCCACCAGAGCCAGGCTGCCGGTGTTGTTGTAGTTTCCCGCCGGCGACGTCGTCCCGCCCGTGGCCACGATCCCGGTATCGGTAAAGCTGACCGTGCCCGCCGCTTGTGCGGCAATTGAAACCCACAGCGGAACGGCCGTGGTGCCGATGAATCCCGTCCCGCATGCGCCGCTGTTGCAGGTTCCGCCAGATGCCGTGCGATACCATGCGACCGAAGTGCAACCGATAGGCGGCTGGGATACCAACTGGTTGTTGTTGGTCGCCGTCAGGTTCGCATTGCCGGTCGTGGTGCTGCGCGGTGTCGTGTACACCGAAACCGTTCCATCGCTGCCCACGCAGGCTGCATTGTAAGTCCAGGTCGTGGCGCCGCCTGTGCCGCCTTGGCTGATGGGACCGATGGTTGCGTTCGGAACAAAGGCGACGGTGCCGAGATCTCCGGTCTCGCTGATCGAACCCACACCGGTGATGGTTCCGTGATTGGTGGTCCAGTTGTCTTCGGAAATGGGAGCTTCCGCCACCCCGCCGAGATAGATATAACCGCCTTGCACGTTGATCGCGTAGTCGAAGTTGCGGGCATTGGTGTAGCCCTGAATTTGCAGGCCTGTGTTGCCTTGCGGAAAATTCCCGCCTTTCAGCACCTGAATGTCGTAACCGGAGGATGCCGTTCCCGAGCCGAGATACGTTGATTGCGCGGCAAGGCCGACATAGGCGATGCCGCCTTCGTTGTACACCGCATTGGTGGCGTCCTCGGCTTCCGCTGCAACTCCTTTGTAGGGGGCCGAGCCGCCCGTGGTGCCGTGAGATGACCCCATCACATTGAACGCGATGCCGGCGATACCATTGAATCCAGTTCCACCCGGATTGATCGTGCCGCTGGTGCGGTTGTCGGTGAAGTTGAAACGACCCCCCGCGCCGCATGTCTCGCCGCCAGCAGGCGTGCAGGTCAAAAACGGATTCTGCCAGATGCGTTCGTTATATTGCGTCAGCGATTGGGTGAAAGAGCGAGAGTTCGAATCGACGTCGATGTTCTCAACCCCAAGTCCAAAGTCGGCGCAACTCACGCAGACGTTGTTGATGCCGATGCCGGTGCCGTGATCGATCGAGACCAGAGCGTTCGTAATCTGCGCCGGCTGCACCTTGTCGTTAACGTAGAGATGGTCACAGAGTGTGAGATACCCGGCAGGCTGGCCGCTGTTGATCGAAGTTGTGTCCACTCCCCAGAGCGGGTAGTAATTCAGATCTTCTTTTTGAATCCATGCGAACGGGATCACTTTGTCAGGACAGTTGTTTGTCTGCGCATTCGGAGGCACTAGTCCAGAAGTCGTGGGGAATACCAGAGATGAGCCAGCTGCGTTTGTGCCGATGACGCATGTCGCTGTGGTGATATTCACGCAGTTATTTGACGCGGCCTGCTGCTGCTCCAGGTTGATGCCAGCGATGTCATCCCAAACCGTGCAGCCGGTTGCTCCTGTTGGCAGACTCCCAGCCTGACACTGTGTCGGCATGTTCACCGTGATGGAGCACTGGTTACCGCCCGTACAGGTTGCCACCGGAATAAAGGCTCGCACCTCGCCGGAAGGAAATGCAGTTGACAGGCCGACGTAGGTCAGGCGTACGTAGAGAGTTGTCTGATTAACTAAGGTTCCGCCAGTGGCATTGATAGTCAGCGTCGGCGAAGGCGGAAAGATAGCCGCCGGGACTGCCGGAATCCATTCACCCGTAGCCGTGATTTGCCCGGTTGGGATTGGGATCGTCGTCTGGGCGGGAGTGAAACTGCCGCCGGTGCCGACCGTCAAAGGGTTAGTGTTATTGCCTGCGGTGACGTTTCCAAACGGAGGCGTCGACGAACCGCCGCCCGAAAACGAAAGCGCCGGGGCTGCAGCTGTGAGTGTTGCCGTAATCGATTGCGATGCCCCTGAGATGGTCACGCCGGTAACAGTAAAACTGACAGGACCCTTGCCTCCAGCAACGGGAACGCATCCAGCAGCGCACGACACAGTGAAGGACCATGTGCTGCCACCCGGCGAAAGCTGTGTATTATCAGCGAGCAGCATCACGAAGCTACCCGCAGAACTCAGGCCGACGGGTTGAGTGGGGGGCGTGTAGGGAAGTCCGCCGAGAGTCGGCGATCCGCTGCTTACAAGCGACGCCGAAATCGTCCCATTGGCATAGGGCAAGCCGTTCGGATCTGTGACCGTGCCCGAAACCGTGGTGAACTGCGCCGCGGCCAGCGGACTCAGCGGAAGGAATCCGCCACAGATGCCGCCAAAAAACAGATCAAAACAAACATAGGCCCAGAGAGCCCAGCGCAACCGGCGCAAGTTCATAACATTCTCTTTGCTCGTCTCCGCGAGCTCTTATCCAAAAATCCTGAAAGCCGCCCAAAGCGCCACGGCGCCAGCGATGGCCAGGCCCGCCATATCGGTACCGCTGGGAGTGAATCCACCGCCATCCCCAGGGGAGCCAGCGCCGCTCGACCCATCCCCGCCCCCCGAATCCGTTGCGACGACATCCGTCTGCTGCGCAGCAATCACAGAATTCACCGCATCGACGTGCGACAAGTACATCTTGTTTCCGAAGGTCGACCAGGGACGGAAGGAACTTCCCGCATTGCTATACACGGAAAACGCTGCCGCGGCATTCTGCGCCGGGTCAAATAGATTCTGCCCCTGAAATTCCGGATGCGCCTTCAGGTAGATCTGCCAGAGGCCGAAGGAGCCGTATCCGACCGGCGCATGCGCCGCCACTTCCGGATTGTAGGCATTCGGATCCCCGCCGCTCTCGGCCAGCGCGATCGACACGGCCGTGGTTAAATCATCACCCGTGAAGCCTGCAGCCGCGGCTAGTCCGATCAGTTGTGATATCTCGAGTTTCATCCGGCTATGTCCTCTTCGTCGAATTCGTCCTCTACTTCCGGCAACTCGTCCTCGTCGACTTCCTCGAGCTCTTCGATGGTGCGCCCCTCTTGCTCCGCCGCGCGGAAGTACTCGCACGAGCCCAGGTGCTCTCGCTTGTAGGTTTCCACTTCGCGCCGCGTGAGTCCCCAGAAGGTGTGGCTCACCTTGATTGTGTTGTCGCCCGGATCAACGATATCGATGTGGAGTGCAAAGGCCATTTCAGACTGACTTCTTTCGGGGCCAAATCGCGCCGTCTTCAGAATGCCAAGGATGCGGATCAAAGATACATGCCGAAGTTTTGAAGTTTCGGCAATGCGATTCACACTTAGGGCACTGCGCACCTTTTTGCCCGACCTTGGCTTCGCCCGGCTTCACGACTGCTTCTCTGCTTTCGCGACCGCAATGTCATTCATGCGGTTCAACTCGTCCAGTTTCCACTTCCGGTCATCGTCCGGTTCGGTTGAATCAGCCTTCACCCGCTCTATCTCGGCGAGAAGAAGCTCGTGGATAATTTGCCAGTTAATGCCCTCGATGTGGCTCATGCTCTCATCTGCTCCGCGATCCGCCGCGCACTTGCCAGTGCCCGGCGGCCCCAGTTCCCTTGGCAGTTCTCGCA